GTTATCTGATATGGGATATAAAGTAGAGGGTAATGTTGTTTATATTGAAGAAGTTAAAAAGCAACGAACATGGAAAAAAGTTGCTAGTAAAAAAGTTAAAAAGAAAGGTAAGGTATAAGTATGAAACATGAGGTTAAATTTTCTGATGTTATCAATGGTAGTAATATTGGCTACATTGTTATTAGCTATCAGAAACTTGTTGAAGCATTCGGTGTTCATAACTCTACGGGTGATGACTATAAGATTGATGCTGAATGGATTCTTGAAGATTGTGATTCTGGGAATGTATTTAGAATATACAATTGGAAAGACGGAGTGAATTATTGTGGAGAGGGTGGGACACCAATCAAGGACATTGATGTTTGGAATATCGGTGGAAACGATTCTTCTTCTACTATATTATTCTTGGGTAAATATCTTAATGAAAGAAATATAGATTATTTCATTTCACAAGGTTACGGAATGGCATCATTACTTAGATGTTATAACCATCGAGAAAAATCAGCAATGGAGGTTAATAATGTTTAAGAAATTCGTGGCGTTGTTTGTTCGTAGAGATTCTTCTTACAAGTTAAGGGAGTCTTGGGATTGTTATGATATTGATAGGGGTGCAAAAACATACAATGGGAATTTTCCCGTTGTGTGTCATCCTCCATGTCGTGCATGGGGTCAGTTATCTCATATGTCTAAACCAAGATTAGACGAGAAAGAATTGGCGTTGTGGTCTATTGATATTATCCGTGAACGTGGTGGTATCTTGGAACATCCTCATGGGTCAAAATTATTCAAGCATAAATATAATGGTGGTGCGGATTACAGGTTACCATTGATTAATGACTATGATAATTTTGGTGGATTCGTAATCGAGATTGACCAATTCGATTTCGGTCATGTCGCATCTAAACCTACTAAATTATATATCGTAGGATGTTCAAGGGAACAGTTACCAAGCTTGCCTCCTAGACGATTAGAAACGCCTAAAAAATCAATCAGTGGCACATATGCTATGAAAGGCGTTACTCTTCGTAAAAGATGCACACAATACGAAAGAGAATATACGCCCTCTAAATTGATTGATTGGTTTGAGGATGTGTTGACTATCATTCAACAGAATAATGAGAATGATTGTTGTTATTTTAATGGCTATAAAACTTGGAGTGCGAATGGATAAAACAATCGGTGCAACTTTGTTATATCTGTTGATAGTTGTATTGTTTATTCTAATAATAACTTAACCATAACAAAGTATCAGAGAGGACATCAGAAATGGTGTCCTTTTTTTTTATCTTGAAATAAATTATACTTTTGGTAATTCTGTTATTTCACATTAAAAGAAAGGTAAGTTATGAGTATTGAATTAGATGTTAAAGAAAAGAATTATCACGGAGAATATGGTGTTACGGAAACAATAAATATTCCAAGGCAAAATGCTTTCTTATACGTTCAAGGGAATTTTGTTACCGAGTGTTATTGTTTGGAAGAGGCACAAGAGATTCGAAAAGAAAATAATGGGGATGGTTATATCTCTATTATTGTTGAGGGAAGTATATACGATTAAATAAAAATATATTCTTTCAGATAGGACATCAGAAATGGTGTCCTTTTTTTTTAGCTATAGATTTACATTTATTCAGAGGAAACAAATCAATTACTCTACTGATATGAAAACACAACAAGAAATCTACAACGAGATTAAATCATCAGATAACAAACAGTTATGGTCACTAGCTAACACATACGCAAACATTCATAAGAGACTACAAACATATATAGATAGAGAGAAAGACAAGACCAAAAAATCAGAGGGTGTAGACCTCTCTCAGATATTACAGGACAAAGACCTCCTACGCACACGCATATTGGAGCATCTATTCGAAGAGTCCTCCAAAGGTAACGCTCAGGCGTCAGCTAAACTTGGACAGCTTGCTAACCTCGGCGAAGATTCCCAAGACATTACTATTATTAGGAAGACCTACTGTGGAGAGTGTGGTGAGTGTCAAAGTAAATAGCCGACCGCAATTTTTCGCATTTGCTGATTTGCATATTAATTTATTTCGTCACGGTGGATTTGAGGAAAAAAAGAGATCCATATTATCTCTAGCTGAGGATGGGTCATGTCCGCTCAGGAGTGACGATAATCGCAAAGATTCTGGTAGTGATGGGGCCTTAACAATATATAATAATAGCAACACGAAAGTTTGGACCAGATGGACTCTCTGGAAAACTACCAAAATAGAAACCGATTACAATCAGGAGCTATCACAATTAATCAGGGAGCTATCAGGCTATCAGGAGCTGACAGGAGCTGACAGGAGAGCTGAACAGGAGCTATAACTATGCAAAAACCTAGCAAAACATTAGTAAAAACGCACAAACGAGGCGGGGGTATTAATTATTGGGGGGGCTCGGCAGCGACATCGACAATTTGTTTGGTATTTAGACCATGAATAAACTTTTAAAAATTTGAGATTTACAATGTTAAGACCAGATGAAATACTAAAACTAGAAATAACCGATATGGATTATATCATATGTTTGAAATGTAAAAATTATTTTTTCGTTCATGTAATATGTGATAGTTTTTTAAACGACCCATTGTATTGTCCATACTGTGGATTAGAGTTTGAATATGAAAAAGAAGAGAAGTAAAAGTTGTGAAGAGTGTTGTTGTGTAGATTCTAAAGATAATCCAATCTTTGAAGAGTTTGACGGAGATATTTTAGTTAAATCTTTATGTATGATGTGTTTCGCAAATAGTATAGATGAAAATAACACTACCCACAATTCAGCCTAGAAATTATCAACTTCCATATTTCAAAGCATTTGATAATGGAGTACAGTATTCGTTGATAAGTTGGCCCAGGAGGGCTGGTAAAGATGTGGCCTCATTTGCGTGTCTAGTAAATAAAGCAATTGAAACACCAGGTAACTATTATTATTTATTTCCGACCAGGGCTTGGGCAGCTAGAGCATTGTGGGATAACATATGTGAGTGGGCTGGTGGTAAAAAACTAGTAGACCTTATTTGTCCAGAACAAATTGTAGCTCGTAAAAACAATTCAGACTTCTTTCTTGACTTGATTAATGGTAGTAGAATAAAGATTGACGGCACAGACAATTTAAATTTCGTAGGACAAGGTGGATCGGGATATGTATTATCAGAATTTTCTCTACATAAAGAAGAAGTATCTGGATTCCTTGCACCAATCTTAACAGAGGGTAGTGCATTTGTCACATTTAATGGAACACTTCGTGGTAGAGGAAATCATTTATGGAGATTATATGAAAATAATAAAGAACGCAGTAACTGGTTTACGCAATGGCTTACGTTGGCTGATACAAAAACTAACTTTTGGGTTAATGACGACATTAACATTAATAAAGAATTACAAGGACAAATTAGTCCTTACGATCAAAAACCTTATAAAAACATTCAAGAAGAAATAGATTCTGGAATTATATCTTACTCTATGGCTCGCCAGGAGTATATGAATGAAGCTGTATCTCAAGTTGAAAATTCATACTACGGACATGAATTAGATATTATGAAAGGAGAAAACAGATATGATTCTATAGAAACTTCTGGTAACCATGTATATACTTTTTGGGATTTAGGTACTAGTGATGCTACATCAATTATTTTTGCTCAAATAGTAAACGATAATTTTTATATTATTGATTATCACGAGTCTAGTGGTAAAAAAATTGAAGACTATGGTATAGTTATTCATAGTAAAAACTACAAGTATGGCGGACATTATGCACCACATGATGTATCCAAGCGTATGTTGTTTGGTGATTTAGTTACAAAAGCAAAAGAAGTAGGTATAGATTTTAGACGTGTACCAAAAACTAATTCTATTTTAGAAGATATAGAAATATGTAGACGTAATATGAAAAAAGTTTATATATCTACTTTGTGTGAAGATTTAATGAATCATTTAGAAAACTATCGAGAGGGTACATCTGGTAGACCTGTACATGATAAACATTCTCATGGTGCTGATGCTTTTAGAACAATGATTATGGCTAAACATTTAAATTTAGTTCAAGTATATTTATCTAATGAAAGTAATATAAAGCTACCAAAACAAGTTGGTAGTCCAGAAGAATACGCAGAGGATAATTGGTTTGATGATAGACAAAGCGAAAAACCATTATGGCAAAGATTTCGAAAGAATTTTTGATTATTATTTAAAAAATGGAATAGTATACAGTGACGATAAAACATTTGTCATGGCAATGTACCATAACAAAGATGTGTTACTAGGTAAAAAAGAATTGAATAAGCTTGACAGGTGTGATTGTTATTTTGTTCACTACTTCACGGGCAACCTAAAACGCCTATTTGCGTTAATGCCAGTAGAATTAGAATATGCTGTATTTGAAAGATTTGATGGTAAATTAAAAGTTTATAATTTAGAAAGATTACGGAGAAAAATTTATGGGATCAAAACCTACACCACCACCAACACCTCCACCTCCACCTCCAGTAGCAACAGTAGTAGAGGGCGAGCAAGCTGCAAAAGCATTAAAAAAACAAACTAAACAAAAGCAAGGCAACCAAGCTTTATATGTTACTAAAGGTGAGGCAATGGGAAGCTCTAATACTAAACTCGGTAGTCAATCTGGAAACTATAACTTATGAATGTAAACTCACTTATTGAAATGTACAAACGTGAGAAGACTAGTTCAGAACGAGCTAACTTTGAAACTTTATATCAAGCAGCTGCAGAATTTTGTAGTCCAAGTAAAGATAATATACAGGACCGAAAATCAAAAGGTCAGCGAGATGATGCACAAAGAATCACAGATATTGGTATAAAAGCTAGACGTATGTTTACAGCTGGTATGATGTCACATCTTTTTCCTCAGGGACAAAATTGGATTAGAATAGTTACTTCAAATCGTGAGTTAATGGAAAGTGATAATGTGGTTAGAGCATTAAGTGCAACTACTTCTAAGTTTATGAGAGCGATTGAAGATTCTAATTTTTATGAAGAGATGGGCCAATGTATTGATCATTGTGCATACATAGGAACAACAGCTTTATTTTGTGAATCAACATCAAAAAGAATATTAAACTGGAGATCACATTACATAAATCAATTTTATTTTTGTGAAAATTATCTGGGAGAAGTAGATACTGTTATTCGTGAGTTTAAACTTTCAGCTCGTCAGGCTGTTCAACAGTTTGGAGAATCTCTTCCTGGAAATATTTTAGAAGAATCAACTGATCCTAAAACATCTGCAAAAGAATATACCTTTATTCATATTGTAATGCCCAGGGAAAATGCTTCTCCTACAGAACAAATCAAAAGCAAAAAGAAAGTAGCTTCTATATATATTGAATTAAAAAGCAAAGAGATAGTATTAGAATCTGGTTATGATGAAATGCCATACTCTGTTGGTAGATTTTATAAAACAAACTACGAAAAGTATGGCCGTAGTCCAGCGTTAGAAGTAGCTGCAACTCTTCCAATGATAAATAGAATGGAAGTATCTCGTATTCGTGGTGCTGAAAGAGTAGCTAATCCTCCTTGGTTAGCTCCTAATGATGGTAGTGTTAGACGTATATCTAATGATCAAGGTTCTATTATATATTGGAATGCTGGTAATCCATTATCTAAACCAGAACAATTAAGGCCCCAAGATAATGTTGTTGTTAATGATGCAATGATTCAGAAAAAAGAAGAAGATATATTAGATGCTTTCTATGTACCATTGTTTAATCCATTAATGAATAGAAAAAATATGACAGCGTTTGAATCTGCTGAAAGATTAAATCTATCATTACAATTTTTATCACCAGCAGTTAACAGATTAAATAAATATTTTGTAACACCAGCATTAGAGAGAGCATTTGCTATTATGTTACGAGCTAATATGTTTAAAGAATTAGAGATTGAAGAATTATCTGGTGCTGACCTGGAGTTTGATTTAGTAGGTAAAGCATCTATAGCATCAAGACAAATAGAATTGTTTGGAACAATGACTGCTATGCAACAAATGATGCAAATTGCACAATTTAAACCAGAGATACTTGATAATATAAATGCTGATGAAACAGCTAGATTTATACAAGAAGTAAATATGGTTCCAATATCTTTACAAGCTTCTGAAGAAGAAGTTGCTCAAAGAAGAGAAGCACAAGCTGCTCAATCACAACAGATGGCCCAGATGAAAGAAGCTCAAGCTATGGGCGACTTATATTCTAAAACTACTAAATCCCCTGAGGGAGGTAGTGGTGCAGCTGCATTAATGGAACAACTAGGAGTAGAACAACAATAATGGACATAATAGATAAAGTTACCTACGATTTTGAGTGGGATAACGAGAGGGATTTATCAGAAGAAACTAGAAAAGCTTTTGTAGACCTTTTCGATCCATCAAACAATAATGCGATATTAGTTATGAAGTTTCTAATAGGTGTTTGTAAATGGCAAGATCAAACAGAATACAATGATCCTGTAATAGAAGCAAAGATGAACGCATTAAGAAATGTTATATTAGGAATTAAAAATCAAATAAATATGAAACCCATAGAGGAGGACACTAATGAGTGAAGAAGAAGTAGTAGAGTCTACTGAAGAAGTAGTAGAAACACCTGTTGAAGAAACCACAGAACAAGATGCCGGTTCAGTTGCATTTGTTGATTCTATGTTAGAACAAATAGATGATGAAGATGTAAAGGGAGCTGGTTTTTGGAAAAACTTACAAGGCAAAAATGCAACCGAAGTAGGTCAGTATATTAAAGAGCTACAAAGTTTTGCTGGTAAAAAAGGTGATATTCCAAAGTCAGATGCTTCAGAAGAAGAGTGGGATGCTTTTTATAAAAAGATGGGTAGACCTGAAAATGTAGAGGGATATGATTTTAGTATTAACCAGGATTTTGCTGACATAGTTGGTGAAGAAGCTGCCGGTTCATATGCAACTGCTATTGAAGATTTCAAAAAAGAAATATTTAAATTAGGTGCAAGTGCAGATCAGGCAGAGGGATTAGTTGATTGGTATTTAGAAAGAGCAGCTAATACAACTTTAGAAACTAAACAAGCTTTTGAAGCAGCTGAACAACAAAAAACTGACGAGCTAAAAAAAGCCTGGGGTGAATCCTATAATGGTATGACTAAAAGCATTGAGGGTTTGTTAAGAAATAATGGTATGGAAGATGAACATATCGAGTGGGCTAAGCAATCAGGTATATTAAATGAGCCAACATTAGCTATTACTCTTGGCAATATTGCAAACAGATTTGCTGATGATCCAGAAATAGGACATTTACAAACTAAAACACTAGCTGGTATTAATGATCAACTGTTTGATGTTGAACAAGAGGTAGTAGAATATCTTAAAACAGGAACACCAATACCTACTCATATTAGAGAAAAAATGGATTATTTGTATAAAGAAAAGTTTAAAAGAGAAGAAAAATAATTTTTTATAATTTGTCTTGACATATATATTTTACTTTTAGTACAAATTTTTTTAACGAAAGAGATAACCTTTTCAAGACCTCTGTAAGTTATCGTCAAACCAGACGTAAACTGGCAGGCAAGACCTCCTTTTGGAGATAATCAGAGCCGATTAGTCGTGTAAATTAATTAGCCAATTATTAAAAAAGGAGATATAAAATGGCTTCAACTAGTATAACAACTGCATTCGTAAAGCAGTATGGTGCTACTCTAGATTTACTTACTCAAACAATCGGTGGTAAATTTAAAGGCACTCACCTTGAAGAGT